TGTCTGGTAGGGCCGTGTTAAGGTTAACGCGGCGTAACGAAACTTGGTTCACAAATATGGTTAACAAATTAACTTCCCCGCGTTAACCATAGTTTTTGAATTATAGGGGTTGACGAATCACTTCGACTCGTTCAAAAACGAATCATCGAAACCAAGGAGACATTCGATGATTGAAGCAATTGCCCTGATCGCCCTTTTCGTGGTTTTCCTCGGCGCTCGCGCGCTGCTGGTCGCTCGCGCCTACGCTCGCAAGGTCGCAGGCACGCAGGCACGCAGGCCGATCATTACGCCTTACGTCGGGCCACACTATACCCACCATGGGCGCGAAATCGCCCCCCGCTCTGCAATTAACAAATGGAAGGCTTGCTAATGGCTCACGATATTGAAATCATCGACTCAGGCTCTATCGTTCAAGTGATCGCTGTGACCGAATCGGCTCAGGACTGGATCAACGAAAATGTTGATGCGCCTAGCTATATGTGGAACGGGCGAATCCTCAACATCGAACATCGCTACGCTGACGACATCATTGACGGAATGCTCGCCGATGGACTCGAACTTGAATAAATGGCTTGACGAATCACTTGGACTCGTTCAAAAACGAATCATCGAAACCAAGGAGACACGAAATGGCCACTGTCGAAACCGTCACCATCGTCAACGTTTATCCCTTTAAGGGGTTCTTTGATAGTCACGTTAACCTCTACCACGATGAACTTGCTTTTCTGGCCGATCCGTTAGGATACGCTGAGGATCAGGACTATCAGGCGGGAAAACTACTCAACTGCCAAGCGGATTGGGATGCCGATTACATCGCAGGACAGGAGCCGCCTGACTGGGCGCAATAAGCAAAGGGAGGCGAAAGCCTCCCTTTTTTTTGTCCTACGCAAAATTATGGTTAACAAAATCTGCCGTTTCGTTAACTATACTTGGAAAGACGGTGTTAAGGTTAACGCGAGCCTACCAAGTATGGTTAACAAAAACGGCCTAGAAATTAACCATGTTTTAGGGATTGATGAATCTCTTAAACTCGGGCAGGAGAGAATCATCGGAATTAAGGAGACAGACCGATGAAACGCTTTGAATTGACAGGAACAGGAATCAGTGATTCGCAGGACGAATCCGCGCTGCTGGCGGCTGCGAAAAAACACGGCCTGAAAAATCCCCGACTCGCCTATCACCTAGGCTTGTCGAATCAGCCGAAAACGATTCGTTTTAGTGCGCCTAGCTGGACGGATGCTGACAAGCTTTCCGACCTTGTGCGAACCGAATTTTTCCCTGAGAACGCCGAGGGGCGCTTGTGCCCCATGATCCGGGCTTACCCTGTGGAAGCGCTGGAATAGCGCCCTAAGGGCTTCTCTGGGCTCTGCTGGCATAGCAGGGCCCGGAATGCCCCTGAGAATTGAGCCCCGCACAAGTGGCTTGACGAATCACTTTCGTTCTGACATGAACGAATCATCGGAATTAAGGAGACAGACCGATGAACAGCTTCGAACGAATTGCAGGACTTCTCTTCACCGGCTTTGCTGTGCGCGCTGCTGCTGCTGTGGCTGCTGTATGTGTTGCCTATACTGCTAGTGCTACGTTATTCGCTGCTGTGGCTGCTGTGCAGAACACGCTAGACAAGCTACCCTGATGGCTAGTCGCAATCAATGGGAATGCGATGTGCAGGGCCAGCGACTCGGACGCTGGCCCGATCGCCCGATCGCCGAGGCGAGGGCGCGCAGGGCTGCACGCCTAGCCGCTGACTTCCAAAGGGAACAAGCTATGGTAAATAGCGAGTAAACAAAAAGCGAAATAAAGTGATTTTAGGTATTGACCGAATCACCCCGAATCGGTATTACTGAGTCATCGGAAGCAAGGAGACACCGAAATGCAAAATCAGATGCCAGTTTACCCGGTTTGGAATCATTCGGTTTTCATGGGCCACATTAGCGCCGTTAGCCTCAAGCAAGCTAAGGCTCGTGCCCGCGCCAAGTGGCCGCACCGCCGCCTTCAAATTGAGGCTCCGGTTAACAAGGCTCTCTCGGATGCCGACCGATTGGAAAGCAACAAGGGGGTGCAGGCCAAGGCGGTGATCCGCTAAGGCCTAGCCCCAAGGGAAAACGAAAGGCGGGCCGAAAGGTCCGCCTTTTCTTTTGCTTAACGTAAATATTCATTAACCATAACTTGAAAAATTTTTCGACCGGGCAAGGGACCCAAGAGGGTATACCCTTTGTCGCAAAAAGCGGCGCTCTAGGCGCTCACCTGACACAAAATAGGTGGACTTTTCATCAAAGCTGTGATACCCTTTGTCAGCATAAAAAGTTGATATTGTTCATCACGCGCCCCCGTCCTACTCGCATCACGTGATCCCTCGGCATAAAGCCACAATGCCGTAACGTAACCCCGACATCCGCCAATTTTTCAACGAAGGTAACCACAGGTTCAGACCCCTAGGGCACCAACAAAGTTGTCACACCTCGGTGGGACCCATGGGGTATACCCTTCTGAAAAAATCGATTTCCATTTCGCCTCCGGTAGATTCGCTATTTGGGTTGAGGACCTATGATAGCATAGGCGCATCACTCTCGGACACAACAACACAAAGAGGGAGCCAATGGCCCGCAAAGCTCGCGGGACTGGTGCCACCAAAAAGCGAGCCCATCGCAAGGCGAACACCACACCCGCCAAAAAGCAAACTCTCTACCCTTCCAAATATCCAAAGGATCAAGGCATTCCTTATTCTTCGCACAGGGATCATCCGATGTCGGTAATGACCAAAAAGCGTCCTCCACAACTTCAAGCCAACTCTCGAAACCAGAAGGTCTATCTCAAAAAGCTCCGCCAGCACCATCACGATATTCTGATCGTTTCAGGACCAGCCGGAACTGGTAAGACCTACATGGCGGTTCGTCAGGCCATCGCCGATTTCCAGAAGGGCGACATCACGAAGATCGTCATCACTCGTCCCAATGTCACCACCGGTGATGACCTAGGCTACCTGCCGGGCACCCTAACCGAGAAGATGGCTCCATGGACCCGGCCGATCATTGATGTCTTTGCCGAGTGCTATGAGATGCACCAGATTCAGATGATGCTTACCAACGAGACGATCGAGATCGCACCGCTGGCTTACATGCGGGGACGCACCTTCAAGAACTGCGTCGTGATCGCAGACGAAATGCAGAACGCCACGCCGGAACAGATGAAGATGCTCATGACCCGGATCGGGGAAGGCTGTAACATGATCATCACGGGCGACATCAACCAGTATGACCGTCACATTGGTAAGATGGGCCTCGGGGATGTCATCTACCGTCTTGAAGACAAGCGCAATCGCCAGCCGTCGCTGCCGGGTTTCATCACCGGAGGTATGCAAGGCATCACGGGCCAAGATGACGACAATAACGACAATGACGATGCCGAGGTGGCATGTGATGCTTCGTATGACTACGAAACCGCCCTCCGTTACGAGCGTATCGGACTTGTCAAGTTGACACGTGATGACGTTTGCCGTCACCCGGTCATTGAAGAAGTGCTCGATCTGTTTGGGGAGTAAATCGCCGGTGGGGAACTAGGATGGACCCCACCGGCGCTCACGACTCGAAGGGTCATTCGGGGGATGAATGTCCTCAACGATTTTCCAAAAGGTGCCCGGCGCATTCAGGCTAATGGGCGCGCCGGGCAGTCTCTCGGATTGTCTACGAGGCCGCAGACGAATCCTCATTACCATAACTTGAAAACATGTCAACCCCCAAGAGACCACCACTATGATTATCAGACCTCCTGTATTCTTAAAGGAGCCTAAGGGTTCCTACGCATCACATAATGCGTTTTGGCTTGTGATCCGGCGCACGCGGATTGTTCACCCGCTGGCTACGTTGTTACAGGAGTTTGTCGAGTGGCGTTACATGCTAGGTTTCCGCCTCGCGTATTTCTTCACGATTGGCGGCGTTGGTTCATTGCTTGCGGCTGGTGATCCGGTCAACACGGGCATCGCGTGGACTTTCGCTTTGCTTGCTTTTGCGGCTGGCAGCGCTTTGCTCCCGGCTTCCATCAAACAAGAGGTGGAATATCGCGGGAAGATGAGCGAAGTCATTGCTGCGGTCGAACTCTATAACGCCGATTTCGAGAAGAAGCTAGCGGACGAAGCAGGCTCGCTGCGCTTCTATCCTCAGTTCAAGGGTGTTCCGATCGAAGAGATCACACGCCAGATGCGGGAAGAAGAGCCGTTCGCTCGTGAACAGTTCAACAAGCACCGCAAGTTCATCCTGACCTTTGCTGATAAGTGGAGCGAGGCACGATGATCAGCTTTGCATTTTTCGCGTTCATTGGACAAGCCCTGTGCGGCTGGCTTCTCGCCGACTTCATCGGCGGGCTTTTGCATTGGTGGGAGGAGCGCATCGGTAAGCCGACAAACCGGTGGATCGACAAGTGGGTGCTGGAGCCAAACGACCTACACCACACCGATCCTATGGACTTCACTAAAACACCGTTCTGGGCGCGTAACTCGACGACATTCATCGCGGCCGGGGTGATCAGCGTTATCTGGTTGTGGCTCTTCGGTCCGAGTGTCGTGTGGTTCTTCGCCACGTTTGGTGGGATGATGATGAATGAAGTTCACCTGTGGACGCACAAGCGCCAAGGCGGCTGGATCGAGGTGTTTCAGAAGACCGGCGTCATCCAATCTGGCCGCAGCCACGCGGTTCACCACAAGCCCCCGCAGAACAGGAACTTCTGCATCCTGACCGATTGGCTCAACCCGATACTCGAAAAGCTCAAGTTCTGGCAGAGGCTCGAACGGGCTCTGCGTATCAAGCCCCGCAAATCATCAGATCAGTAAGCGCAATTTTTGCTTGACATAGTTAACGTCTTGTGTTAGCTTTAACATCAACTTGAAATTCCTTTTGCATCATCGATCAGTGGTTATCCTGTAAACGACGTGGACCACTCACTCCAACGGCCCGGCGAGTAGCGGCTTTGGTCGGCTGCCAAAGTGGGGAGAGCGGAAGTGAGCACGGCGGGGACAGGTAAACTTATTGCCGGTCAATCTGGACAGAAAAAGCTGTCGCGATGGTGTCCCGGCGAGCCCGGTCCCAGCGGGGCCTAGAGGGTGAGCCCGTCCCACGCGTGGTAGGACGCATGTGCCAATCGAAGCGCGGGGATTGTTTCAGATAGGGTGGCCCCCTTCATCAGCCTGTCTCCTCCGACTAGGCCCCCGGTATCATAAGGACCGGGGGCCGCCTTTTCAGAGATTACATGCCAGATTATACTCCCCCGACTAAAGGCCAAGTGAAGCGGTTTCATAACCGCCAAGCCCACTATGCCTCACTTCGCTCGCGTCAAGAGCTTATTGAGCGTGCGCCGCAGTTCTCAAACTGGGACTACAACAACTGGCGAGAAATCTGGACTGCGATCCGCCACGCTATGATCGGCGAAGTCGAAATTAAGCGCCACGGCAAAATGTATCTCCCCCAGCCCGAAGGTATGGACGAAGAGCAATACTCGGCCTACCTTGACCGCGCTGTTTTCTACAACATGGTGTATCGGACGGTGACGGGCCTGACTGGCTCGATCTTTCGTCGTGACGCCCGTTTGCTCAACGCCGGGCCTCGCCTCAAGCAGATCAGTCGTCGCACCAGTAAGGACGGACTGAGCTTTAACGTCTTCTCTAAGGTCGTCGCACAGGAAATGCTGTCGGTAGGTCGCTATGGCGTTCTGGTTGACAAATCGGCTAATGATGGACCGTTTGTGCGGCCCTATTTGGCAGGTTACACCTGTGAGAATATCCTTGACTGGTCCACGGCCGAGATCGATGGCCGAGACGAGTTCGACTTCATCCTCCTGCGAGAGTTCGAGCCCGACCGTCGGATCGTGACGTTCGAAGGTAACGAGTCCAAGCCGAACCCGAATTACGGCCACCTCTACATCAAGTATCGCATCCTGCGTCTCGTTTGGGACGAAAATTTCGATCGTATGGTCTATCAGCAGGAGCTTTACGAGAATCCGGGACAAGACGCTGACCTGACCGAAGAGCCAATCGTTGCGACTCCGATGGTTTATGGCGTGCCGATGGACCGTATCCCCTTCCGCTTTTTCAACGCTACGACGCGCCTCTCGTCGGTCGAGAAGCCGCCGATCCTCGACATTCTCACGCTTAATATGTCGCACTACAAGACCTATGCTCAGCTTGAGCATGGGCGCTTCTACACGGCAAACCCGGTCTACTACGTCACCGGTGGTTCGGAAGATGACGAATATCACATCGGCCCGAGCGTTGTATGGGAAATTGGCACTAACGAAAAAGCCGGTATCATCGAGTTCAACGGCCAAGGCCTCAAGAGCCTTGAAAAGGCGCTTGAACACAAAGAGACACAAGTCGCATCACTTGGCGGTCGCCTTATCGGAGACTCCAACACAGCCGGGCAGTCCGACAACCAAGTGAAGCTTAAAGACCGCAACGAGCAATCACTGCTTTTGAATGTCACCACGGTTCTCAACGAGAACTTTACGGAACTCGCTGAAATCTTGTCGATGTGGCTGAACGAAGAGCCCAGCGAAGCCCTTGAGTTCCGCGTAAACCAAGACTTCCTACTGGATCAGGCAGCCGCCCGTGAGTTCCGCGCCATCACTATGATGTATCAGGCGAACCTTCTACCGATCGAGATCATCTACGAATACTTCCTTAAGGCCGACGTTATTCCGGAATACGTCACCAAGGAAATTTTCATGAAGATGCTCGAAGATGAAGCACAGTTCCCGAACCAACCGGACTTCGAGAGCCGTCAGGAAGGCTTCCCGGATTCGCGTGCTCAGCGGCAGGATGAACTCCAGCGCGATCTGGACGATAATGAGACCAAGCGCGACGAAATGGACATCAAGGCCAAGGAAAGACAGGCCGCCGCCAACCGTAAGTCGCAAGAGAAGCAGGCGCAAGGCAACAATCCAGATGACACCGACATCCCACCTGTCCCGGCCGCCGCCCGCCAAGCGCAGACCCGAGACAAGCCACCAGCCGAATAATGTCTGACGAATACGACCTTCATTTGGATCGACGCATCAGGGACCGTCTTTGGGCCGACGATCTGGATGAGTTTGATGGAAGCGAAGACACTGACGCGCTGGACAAGGTGATCAGCGAAGAGATGGGTCGTCACCGCCGTGGTAAGGCGATTCGTAAACCTCGTAAGTAACTTTTTTCGGTTAAGCGCAATTTTTGCTTGACAGTTAGCATAATTTCTATTACACTATATGCCATCTTTCCGATAGAACTGCGTTGGGGTCCAACGTCGTGTTCTCGGTAACTTTTCCAACATAAGGTTCCGGGGGAACCAGCATAAGCATTCCCCCATGGTTTTCGACCGCAGTCCGCAAGCGCGTGCAGTGGAAAATGAAAATCCTCCGGGAGGGTCCCGGAGGTCGTAGTGTTCCTACGTTTTTTCGTCCCTCGGTGAGGAACTTTTCAATGCCAGTAATCAATTTCCTAAATCTCGAAGCAGTCCCGGAGGGTCTGAAAGAGTTTGCCCAGACGAACGAAGAAACCGGAGAAGTCTCCGTCAATGTCGTTCCGAACAAGAAGCTCGAAGAGTTTCGCAACAAGAACATCGAACTGTCGAAGACCGTCGAAGCGATGACGCCGCAGCTTGCTCGCGTGAAGGACATCGCCGGTGAAGACTTTGACCACTTCACGAACGAGGTCAAGGAACTTCGCGACATTGCCCAGCGGGTGAAGGACGGCGAACTCAAGACCGACGACCAGATCGAACAGGCCGTTCAGGATCGCCTCAAGGTGCTCAAGGACGGTTACGAGGACAACAACAAGGCCCTTCACCGTCAACTGGCGGAAAAGGAAAACGAAGCCAAGACGCTGACCGAGCGCCTGAACCGCACGCATATCGACAAGGAAGTCACTGCGGCGGTCATCGTTCCGGAAAGCGGCGTTCGCACTGAGGCCCTGCCGGACGTGCTCGAACGTGCCTACCGAGTCTTCCGCGTGGAAGACGGTGGGTTGGTTCCGAAGAAGGGCGAAAGCGTGATTTACGGTGCTGACGGCGGAAGCCCGATGACTGTTACGGAATGGCTCGCAAAGCTCCGCGACGAAGCACCGCACTATTTCAAAGGCAACGCCGGTGGCGGTGCTGGTGGTGGTAAGGAAGAGAAGACTGGCGGTTTCACCGCCAAGCAGATTTCCGAGATGTCCCCTCAGCAACGTCTCGAACTGGCCAACAAGCTGGGCGCTTCGAAGAAGTAAGCCAAGTTCGTTTGGAAGGTTCGTCGTCGGTCACTGTCAACAAGCTTAACCCCGACTGATGGCCGTCTGGTCGGGGTCTCATCAACCCCACCAGTCGATGGCGGCCGACGACAATCACTTTCCAATCAAGAGGATATTTTTCAATGCTGACTCTTCACGAAGCATCGAAGCTCATTGATGGGGACCTCAAGCGTCAGGCGATCATCGAGATGTTCGCTGGCTCCACGGACCTCATGGCTGCGCTTCCGCTCATGGACATTCCGGGCAACTCGTATAGCTATGCTCAGGAAGCAAAGCTGCCGAGCGTCGGTTTCCGTGGCTACAACCAAGGTTATGACGCATCTGTTGGCGTCGTGAACCCGCAGAGCGAGACCCTGCGTATCGCTGGCGGCGAACTCGACGTTGACACCGCGCTCGTCAAGACGCACGGCGTCGGCGTCCGCACGCGTCAGGAAACCATGCAGATCAAGGCCATGGGTGCCAAGATCACGGCTGCTTTCATCAATGGTGATGGCGACGACGGCGTTTCCTTCGACGGCCTCCGCAAGCGTGTGCGTGGCTACCAGCTTCTCGCCGCTGACGAGTCCTCGCCGAACGCGAACGGCGCGCTGAGCCTTGCAACCCTCGACGAAGCGATCGACCGCGTTGACGACCCGACGCACATCGTCATGTCGAAGCGTATGCGTAACCTGCTCTCGCAGGCCGCGAAGGACCGCGACGTGGGTGGTGACCTCCAGTGGGACAAGGACGACTTCGGTCGTCGCGTCGGCTTCTACAACGATCTCCCGATCCTCGTAACCGAGGACGACGAGCGTGGTGAGAAGATCATCGACTTCAACGAAGCCGGTCCGGGCGGTGGTGTTGTGTCTCAGTCGATCTATGTCGTGAGCTTCGGCGACGGCAAGATCGTAGGTCTCCAGAACGGCATCATGGATGTCCGTGACCTCGGCGAGATCGACGCACAGCCGGTGTTCCGCACCCGCGTCGAGTGGTTGGTTGCCATGGCCGTCATGCACGGCAAGGCCGCTGCTCGCATCTGGGGCATCACCAACGCCGCCGTCAAGAAGTAAGGTTAACGGGGACGGGCTCACGTCCGTCCCCATCCTTGCCTCTGGCACGTCTCAATCAGATTCTTGGGGGTTAGTTTCCCCCCTCCACTAACCCCAATCCAAGGAGTATCTTCCAATGGCGAAGATGAATAGCAAGTTCAAGTATATGCTCGATGCCGCACCGGCAATTACCCTTCGTGCGAAGTCGGCTGCCGCAATCACCGCAACGGCTGATTCCGAGGTCTACGCCCTCGAACAGCTTGACGGTTACTGGAACACCGAAAACGAACTGGCCGACCAGACTTTCGCTGTTGTCGTGAACGTCGATGCGATCGACACCACAACCGGTGATGAAACCTACGTGCTTACCCTCGTGTTCGGTGACGACGCTGCTTTCTCGGCTTCGACCGTGACGCACACGCTCACCCTCACTGGCACGGGCCAGCACGTCCTCCTCGTCGATTTCGACACGGTTCGTGGTCTCCTGTCCACCGCTGCGTTCATGAAGATCACTGCGACTCTGGGCGGCACCACACCGATCCTCGACTACCACGCGTTCATCGCGGGTGGGATCATCCGCTAAGCGGTTTTCTGCTGAATAAGAATTGGTCGGCGGCCGAACCCGCCGCCCTTTTCCTCCCGGCCTGACAAGGAGCCCTTCAATGAGCAACCCAAACACCACGACAGTCTACGACCCAAAGGGCGATGCCTTTGAGATGTCGAAGATGAATGCCCGCGATCTCGTCGAACATGCTGGCTGGACTTTCACCAAGCCAACCATTATCGAAAAGGTTGTTCAAGTCCCGGCTGAGCCAGCCGCTGTTGAACCAGCCGCAGAAGACGCTCCGGTCGAGAATGAAGGCACCGAAGACGATGCAGAAGATGCACCCAAGCCGCCGGTGACCGCCGAAGATTTCGCCCACCTTGAAGACCGTGATGCTGCCGCCGCTTACATCGAAGAGAAGTTCGGCCGCAAACCACACCACCTCGCGAAGCGCGAGACCATCATCGAAAATATCGTCGAACTGACCAATGCCTAAAGGCAAGGGATACGGCGGTAGCTCCAGCGGTGGGCGCGGTGTTTCTGCAAAGAACGCCTCCAACATGGGCTCGAACCGCAACAACCGTTCGCGGAGCAACGCCAGTGGCTCTCGCCGCCGTGGCCGCCGCCGTAACGACTAAGCGATCCCTTCTTTCACATCCCAGCGCTCGGCAGGCAGGTAGCTTGCCGGGCGCTTTTTGCAAGCGGAGCTAAAACATGGCAACTCTCGTAGTCGAAGATGGCACCGGCGTCGTGACAGCCAACAGCTACGCGACTGTCGAAGAGATCGACGACATCCTCTCATATCAAGCCAGCGCCAACGGCGCGTGGACACTCTTGGACGATGTGGCCAAGGCCAACCTCATCATCTGGGGCAGCCAAATTCTTGACCAGCGTGTCAAGTGGGACGGCCGCAAAATGCATGAGACATCAGGCCTTGCATGGCCTCGATGCGGCGTGACCGACCGGGAGAACCTTCCGGTTGACGAGGACATTGTTCCACTGGCAGTGAAGCAGGCGGTGGCGATTCTGGCCAATCACCTTATCACGTTCAACCCGAACGAAGTCAACACCAACAACAACCTCACCATGCTCAAGGCCGACGTGATCACGCTACGCTTCGATCCGTATGCCACCACCTACAAGTTCCCGGATCAGATCGGTTTCATTCTGCGTGGCCTTGGCTGGGTCTCGATGGGCCGTGGTGGGCCTAAGCGGATCATCAAGCACTAATGACTTTCAAAAAGCTTCTCGACGATCAGGTGGCGAATGCGTTCACCAATGTTCTCGGTAAAGGTGAGCTTACCGAGAACATCACGCTGCGCTATATCAACGGCCAGCCGGTCTATGACCCGGCCACGGACACGACCACTAACGATCAGGACGACGTGCCTCTCCAGAATATCGTCATCTGTAAAGTTACTGATCAGGACGTGAGAAACTATGAGGTCATGGAAGCGGAAGCCAAGGTTCTTATTCCGGGCAAATTTCTCGCACGGCTCCCGGAAGCCGACACTGATCGAGTCGTTCGAGCATCGGGCCTTGAGTGGACTATCAAGAAACGTGCTGAGGTGCCCGGTGGGAGCCTTGTGATACTGTTTATCTGCCGGACCTAAGACGTGGCCCGCACAGGCATTATCGGCAAGGAGCGGGCTCGCAGTGACGCGCTGGCCTCGATCGACAAGCTTGAGGCCAAGTTTGCCCAGCGTGTCTCTTGGCTGGTGACTGAGATCGACAATCACATCAAGTCGGTTACCCCGGTCAACACTGGTCAGGCTGTTCGAAACTATATTTGGACGATCGGGACATCAAATTCGATCACCTACGACGCAATCGACAACGGCCCGCCCGGCCCTACAAACTCCATGGCGCTTGGCCAAGAACCACGTCGCGGTGTGAACGAAGCGGCCGCAGCCCAGAGCCTTACAACGCTAGGGCTGACCGCCAATCCGTTCGCCGCAATTTACCTGACCAACAACTCTCCGGACATTGTTGGTCTCGAAAAGGGACTGCTTCCGGGACCGCCCTTGCGCTCACGTTCGCCGGGTGGCATGTTCGGACTCACGTCTTCGTATATCAACGCCTTGGTGCGATCGAAAGGAATGCTCTCGTGAGCAAAGAAACAGAACGCGCTTACCTCACGACAATCATGTTCAATGAGGCGGAAACCAACCCGGCGCTTGTGAACCGCCCGATCGCGTATCCGAACCAAGAGTTCAATGTTCCCAAGAACGCACCCTATGCAGAGTTCCACATCAAGTCAGGTCCCAAGCCGATCATCGTGGGTGGCGAAGGACGCGGCCGCGTGCGTGTCCGCTATATCGGTTTCGTGCAGCTTACGTTATGGGCCCCGAAGAACTCCGGATCGGCGATCCTGACACGGGGTGGTGACATTTTCCGAGACCTGTTCCAGTTCCGTCAGGGGCGCGATGCAGATGGTTCGTCTTATCGCTTTGGCGCGGCTGAGGAAGGCGATGTGGAGCAAAAGTCGTCAGGCTGGTATTGCTATGTGGTTCGGGTGCCGTTCGAACGCGACACGATCGAGCCAGTCCAGATCACAATCTGATTCATTGGGAACCATGGTTTTCTTGGTTGTAAAAGGTAATTTTTGCTTGACAAGTTGACCATATTCGTTTACCATTATGATCTCTTTTCCAGCCCTCAATGCGGGGGCCATGCCTCCACGCACCTAACTGAGGGTTTAACCGAACATGGCAAACAAGCTTCTCGCCGAATCCAACCGCGCCTCCCTTCGCGAAATCATTGAGAGCAACGCTGCATGGGGCGAAACCCCGGCGAGCGGCGTTACTCGTAACCGTCGTTTCACGTCTTCGTCGCTTGCTGCGACCAAGGAAACTGTTGTTTCCGACGAAATTCGCGCTGATCGCATGGTGTCCTCGGTCATCGAGACAGCAGCAATGTCCGGTGGTGAAATCAACTGGGAATTTGCGGCAGGCACCACCGACCTCGACCTCCAGCGCGTTCTGATGGGCACATGGTCGCGTCCAATGGAGTTCGACTTCTTCCGTGGCGTGCAGGTCTCGATCACCGGCAACGACACGATCGCCATCTCGGGCGGTGATTTTTCGGCCTACTTCACGGCTGGGCGTCGCCTCAAGCTCTCAGGCTTCAACAACATCCAGAACAATGATTACGTCGAGATCGAAAGCGTTACCTTTTTGGCCGGTGTTACTACGATCACGATCACGACAACCACGCTCGTCACCGAAGCAGCAAGCCAGTATACGACCGTGGCCGACGCCAACGACGTTATCATTCTCAAGAACACCGACATCGGCTTCGGTGCAACCGCCCGCACGATCGACGGTGGCGGCACCGACCCGTTCGCTTCGGCCATCGCGGCAGGTCAACTCAAGGTAGGCCAGCGCATCTTCGTCGAGGGTATCGGTTACGAAACCGGCACTATCACCGCAGTCACGGTGCTTGTCGGGGAGAGCGTCACGATCAGCGACGGTATTGAAAGCGTCACTCTGGTCGCCGACACTGATTTCTCGATCGGCGCGGACGACACCGAGACGGCAACCAACCTCGCCAACGCGATCAACAAGCTGCGCCCGAGCGGTGCTCTGAACTGCTTCGCTACGTCGGCTCTGGGTGTCGTTACCGTCAAGAACCTCTTCAAGACGGGCGGCAAGATCACCCAAGATGACTCGACGCTTGCAGTCACGAACTTCTCCGGCGGAAGCGCTACCACGGGTGGCTTTTACACGATCTCCGCCCTGACTGACGACACCATCGTTGTGGATCGCGATCTTCCGACGATCATCGCCTCGGCCCCGATCACGATCAAGGGCTCGATGCTCCGCAACCCGAGCGACGTTTCGCAGATCACACCGCAGTCGGCCTCGATCGAAACCAGTTTCTTCGACGTTGATCAGCATTTCATCGCAGACGGCCTCCGCATGGGTGCTTTTTCGATGGAAATCACCGCTGGCGCTATTGTCACCGGTTCGACCACGACGATGGGACGTGAGACTCGTCGTTCGGCGATTAACAAGCTGGGCAACACGACCAACTACACGGTTCTCGAAGCCCCGGCTACGGAGGTCGTATCAGCCACCGCAAACGTCGGCTCCTTGACCTACAACGGCACGCAGGCGGCAACCGCGATCCGTTCGATCCAGTTCAGCCTCGAAGGCAACCTGCGTAACCAACAGGCCGTGGGCTCGAAGTTCCCGGTTGGCATCGCAGCGGGCCGTCTGAACCTGTCAGGCACGGTCGAAGCCTACTTCGCTGACGGCGAGCAGTATGACCAGTTCCTCCAGCACGAGACGGTTGCCCTGACGTGGCCGATCATCGACCTCGACGGGAACACCTACTACTTCACGATCCCGGCGTTCAAAATCGCATCGGACCCGATCGCGCCGGGCGGCATCGATCAGGATGTCATGGAGAACATGGAGTTCACAGCGTTCCGCGACCCGGTGAGCGAGTGCATGATGCAGATTGATCGCTTCTCCTCGACCGCTCCGATTACCGCGATTTAACCAGATTGGGGTGGTAACCGACACACTGCCCCTAAACCCCAGCATCCCGACTATTATTTTGCGCTGGCGCGGAGGCGGCTTGTCGGGAGCCGCCTCCACCCCTACCCGACATAGGAAACCGAAAAATGTCCCTGAATATCTATGAAGCCTTTGGCACCAACCTCGTTGATGAAGCCAAGAAGTTCCCGCTCTCAGACACCGCATCAATCACCCTTGCCCCAACAGGCGGTGAAAAGGCCAAGCGCGCATTCGAGAAACTGATGGAGCCGTATTCAGTTCGTCTCAACTCGGGGGGCAAGCTGACCGATCAGGAGAATAAGAACCTCAACGTGCGGTTCTTTGCCGAGCACATCATCAAGGGCTGGGAAGGCATCACCGACGCCGACGGCAACGAGATCGAGTTTTCGGTTGACGCCGCCAAGGCCCTCCTGTCCGAAAAGAAGCTGGAAGGCTTCTTCCTACTCATCATCAAGATGGCTTCCGACGACGCATCGTTCGAAGCCGCTCGTGAGGAAGACGACGTGGGAAACTAATCGCCTACCTCGATTGGACGAGCAAGCCCATTGTCAAGGACAAGGAATGGCTCAAGGAAATCGAGGGTATCACTGGGATTAAGTCCAAGACTCTGGCCGCTGAGCCGATTCTTGGACGCCACCTCCACTGGATTTGGCAAGCGTTCTGCGAACTCAATATGCGTCGCCCAGCCGTGGGTATGGGCGACGCCACCTACATTCCCTTCTCTGAAATCGACGCCTACTGCCGCCTCAAGCAGATTTTCCTCCCCTCCGAGCGGGAGCGCCTTGTCCGCATGATCGATCGGTTGGATCGTGAATGGATGCGTCGCCACCATGAGGAACGGAAGAAAGAACAAGCCAAGATGGCCGGGAAAGGTAAAGCACCTCCACCAACACATTCACCACCAAGGCATCGTCCGCACCGATCCCAGACAACAGAAGTGAGTTAATCCGTGGACCAGCACGGCATGAAATTTGTCGTTGACACGAGCCAAGTCCAGAAAGGTTTTCGGGACTACCGCTCGGCTGTCGAAGGCGTTTTTAACTCACTCGATAAGTTCGAGGATCACGTCAAGAAGACGATGGATGGGGTCAACAAGGCCGCGTCCAACCGGACGGAGATCAACAAGTTCAAGCGTGCGATCAAGGACATCGGCAATGTCAAGATCGACACTTCGTCCGCTCGTAAGCTCAGCACGCTTTCAAAGGCCCTTCGTGAGTTCCGTGCCCCAAGCGCCGCTCAAACAAAGAACTCCGCAGCGTTCTTCCGCACGCTTGGGCGTCTCCCAGACCTTTCGAACGCCGCTCGCTCGGTAAATGCTGTCAGCCGCCTCTCCGCTGCGATGGCAGGCTTTCGTGCGCCTAGCCAAGCCCAGTCCAAGCGGCTGCGTGACTTCTCCAACGCCGTGCAGCGCGCTGGGCCGGGCTTCAAGGCTCTTAGCCATCTTCGTGGCATCTCGGGTATTGCTAACGAGCTTGCCTCGATCAGCATTGCGCTTCGGAACATCAAGATTCCAACCTCCAGCCAAGCGAAGAACCTCGGCCTCTTCGCAACTGGGCTAGGACGCCTCGGACGCGCTCGCATCGGCGACGTGTCGGGCATGACGCGGACGCTCACGGCAATTTCCGGCTTCAAGGCACCTACAGGGGCCCAGATCAAAAACCTTTCAAACTTCGTGGATGCGATCGGCCGTATGCGGACGCCTCGCAACGCGAACGAACTCGCCTCAGCGCTGGTGCGTATCGCCCGCGCTGCAAATAGCGCATCCCAAAGCACACGACACCTTCGTGGGGGCCTCGGCGGCCTGAACGGCGGACTCCGCACTACGGGTCGCCGGGCACGCCAAGCGCGCGTGGAGATGATGGGTCTCCAGAACGCGTTCTCGGCTACCTTCCAGATCGGTTCGGCCCTGCGTGGCCTTTTCGGTGCTCTGACCGTTGCTGAGCTTGCGACCAGCTTTTCCAAGGCCGCCAACGCAGGTGAACGCCTCAAGTCGCAGATGGCCGTTATCTCGACCGAGGCTGGGTTCGCCAACGCACAGCTTAAATTCGTAAACGAAACGGCCAACCGTCTTGGTATCGACTCGGTGACCGCAGCCCAAGGCTTCGGCCGCCTGTCGGTCGCCGCATATCAGTCAGGCATTTCGGTTGCCCAGACCCGCGACATCTTTACCGGCTTCGGCACGGCCATGACCGTTCTGGGCACGTCCACAGAGCGACAAAACGACGTTCTGCTTGCTATGCAGCAGGTCATGAACAAAGGCTACCTTGCAGCCGAAGAACTTAACCAGCAGCTTAACGAACACCTTCCGGGTGCTATGGGTATTGCGGCTGAGTATGCCGCGAGCCTCGGCACGACTCTGGAAAAAGGCCTCAGGGATAAGGCCATCGACGCTGAGGGCGTTCTGGCCTTTATGGCAAAGACGTTCCGCGAGCGGTATGGTCCGGCTCTCGAAGAGGCCATGAAGCGCCCTGATGTGCAGATGACGCGTCTGCGCTCGAACATCAACACGCTTTATCAATTGATTGGACAGGCTGGGGCTAACCAAGGCCTTGCTGAACTGTTCCGTGAGATCGCTGACAGCATCTCGCCTGAGAAGGTTGAAGAGTTTGCCGAAGCGTGGGGCGAGACACTTTATCGTGCGCTCAACCGCGTCAAGGAAGCTTTCATCTTTGTCCGCGACAACTGGGATGACATCAAGGGCCCGCTGGCTACGGGCGTCCGCATTCTTGCTACTTACATGGCTGTAACAGGTGCGCTCCAGATCGGGCGCTTCCTAGTCTCGCCGCTCATCAGTGCGGGCGGCGCTGCGATGCGTATGGTGCCATACATGCGTGATCTCGTATTCGCCAGCCGCGCCCTCGCAGCGACGAACCTCACGAGCTTCTACACAAGCCTTGCTCAAATTAGCAGCCCGGCTGTGGTTACAGGCGTTACGCGCCTCAGCAATGCCATGGCTGTCCTGAACGCTACAGCGGTCGGGCGCGGTGTGCTCACAGTTGGGCGTGGTATCGGCGGAATTGCCAGCGCAGCAAAGAGCGCGGCTCCGGCTGTGGCTCGTCTGGCTGGTGTGATTGGCGTGGGCCTGTCCGCTGCGTGGGCCGCTGCTTCGCAAGCTGCCAATGATTCGGTTAAGAACCAAGTCCAAGTCAACTACAGCGCCAGTGAAATCATCTACGGCATGTGGCTGAGCGCGACGCAGGGCATCGCTAAGTGGTGGTCGTGGGCCATGACTGAGCTTGGCAAGGGGATCAACTGGTTCCTTGGCCTGTTTAGTATCAATCTCTCAGACCTTTCCAAGGCGTTTGCGCACTTCGCGATCGGCATGACTTACACCTTCAACAAAGCTGTTGAAGCGATCGGCCGCGCCTTTATCGCACTGGCTGGTGAAGTCTACAACATCCTTGGAAACATCGGTAAGGGGCTCTACGCGCTCTTCACCGGAGATTTCACAGGTGCCTACAACGCGGCGGCAAACCTCGGTTCCAACCTTGGTAAAAGCTTCTCGGTCGCCTTCGGTGACTTCGCCTTCGGCGGCGCTGATTACGACAAGTTCTATTCAAACGTCGGACGCGGCCTTGCCGCTCAGGGCGGCGTCAACTCGATGCTGAACAGCTTCGGCGCAACCGGACGCGCTGCGCTGGCCAGCCAGACGGGTGCTGGGGCCATGCCGGACCGCGATTATTCCATGATGTCCAAGGAAGAGATCGATAAGATAGCTGGTCTCGCTCGCCCGGAAAAACCGAAGGAAGACGAAGGTGGTGGTAGCAGCGGTGGCCGCAGCGCCGCTGACAGCGCCGCCCGTGAGCTTACCCGCATCGAGCGTGAGATCGCTAGCTTGCTCCAGTCGTTCCGCGACGTGGACCCAGTAGGCTCGCTCTATTTCGATTTCGTCAGCGGCCTTCGCGAACAGTCGCGTGTCCTGTTGAATGATAAGGGTTACGAGCAGTTCATTACCAACGTGCAGGCGCAATCCGCTAATGGCCAAGTTTCGGTTCAGGCGCTGATCGATACGATGCAGGACGGTGGGAATCTTGATTCCGGCGTCATGAAAACCCTGACTGAGCAGTATGACCACAACGTCCACGACATCATCAATTTGCTCGTCGCTCAGCAAACCGCTTACGAGCGCAGTGTTCAGGACGCGACGATCGAAGCATTGGACTTCAAGTATGATAACGTCAAGCGTGTAATCGACGCTGCGGGCGGCTTTATCCCGCGTTTGCAAGCCATGGCCGATGGCATGGACCAAATGACCGCATTCGCCCAGATTGCGCTGCCGACCGACCAGTTCGCCGAGTTCATGGAAGAGCTTCGTTCGGGCGCATTGGACGCTGCTTACGCGTCGGAAGACCTTGCCGATCGCGTGCTCGCTTTGGCAGGTAAGGCTCCTACTCTCGATGCTGCACTCAGAAACCTCGGCCTTTCGGCCGAAGAGGTTGCTGAGGCAATCCGCGCAGCCGGGCACGCTACGGCGTTTGCTCAGCGTGAGGCTGAACGGGCTAACACGTTTGGTGGCGATCTCCTTTTCGAACTCGGCAACGAGACGGCGCTGGCTGGCCTGACCGACCAGCTTGCCGATCGGTATGGTATGCTCCAGCAGGCAGTAACCGATTACCTGCGTGCAGGTTCGCCCGGCGGCCCGCTTACGCAGGGCATGATCGACGGCCTCGAACAGCAGATCATCAAGCAACAGGAGCTTGCAAACCAACTCAAGCGTAACAAGGAGTTCTTCGAGAACAACGGCGTTCGCAGCTACCTTAACGACATCCAGACGGCAGGACAGGCAGCGCAGGAGCTTGACCGAAATATCTTCCAGAGCCTTGAAGATCAACTGTTCAGCCTCGGCACAACGGGTCAGTTTTCGTTCCAAGCGATTTTCGACACGATCCAGCAGGGGCTTGTTCGTTTCGCTGCACAGGACATCACTCGCGCTTTCGGTGAAATGATGTTCTCGGCTGATGAACTTGAGAACGGCAATCCAACTATGGCCGGACATTTTCTAGGAGCGCTTGGACATGATTTCAAAGCAGAACAAGCTGATCCGCTTGGCACCTCGCCGGGCCTCCCGATGTTTGTCCAGCTTGTTCACGGCGGTATCGCAATCGACCCACGCACGGGTGGTTTCACTGATGGTCGTGGAAATACGGTCACCGTAGGTGGCATCGCAGCCTCGAACGACAACTTTACCCTCGGCGGCCACGGCAGCGCCCCGCTGGGTGGTGGCGCACAACAGGCAATCGAGGAAACGGCGCAAGTCACAGCCGGAAGCTTTGGCGATACCATGACGAGCATGATGCCGATGATTGGCCTTGCATTTGCTGGGTCGTTCAAGAGCCCTATCGCTCAAGTGGCCGTCATGTTTGGCACCATGCTCATGCAGAAAATGCTCATGGGCGGTGGTGGTGCTGCCGGTGGAATTGGTGGCGTGCTGGCAGGACTGTTTTCGGAAGGTGGTTATTCTAACTCACCGGTTTCGACCGCCGTTATCAGCCCGGCCGCGTTTCGGAACGCACCGAAGTTCTCGGCCGGGACTACCAATACCAGAGGCGGTATGCCAGCAATCCTTCACGACAACGAAGCAGTCGTGCCGCTCAGCCGTGGTCGCAAGATTCCGGTCGAGATGCCGAACGGTGGTGGAAACGGGCAAGCAATCGTGAACAACTGGAACATCTCTACTCCGAATGCAGACAGTTTCAAGAAGAGTCGTCAGCAGGTCGTCACCGACATGCACATGGTGGCTCAGCGCAGCTTTGCCCGCAACCGGGGGTAATTTTCGCTTGACACCGGGCGCAATCTTCTGTAGCCAGTCGTCTCATTTCAGATTAGGTTAGTTATGGACATCGCACAATTTCACGAAGTGCGGTTCCCCGAGGACATCTCGTATGGCTCCTCGGGCGGCCCCGGCTTCAAGACCAATGTCTTTGAACTCGCTTCGGGACATGAGCAGCGCAACGTCGAATGGTCCTTGGCTCGCGCTATGTATGATGCTTCATACGGCATCAAGCAACGCGAACAGATGGAACAGGTGCTCGATTTCTTCTACGCTCGCCGTGGGCAGGCCTATGGTTTCCGGTTCAAGGACTGGATGGATTTTGAACTGCCCCGTCAGACAATCGGGACTATGGGCAATGCGGGCAACACCTCCACGTTGCAAGTCTTCAAACGATATGAACCTCTGACGGCTTACGCATACGATAGACCGATTCTCAAGATCGTGCCGGGAACGGTAATTTTGTGGCGCAATGGAACCCTCCTTAGCGGCGATCAGACCAGTTCCCGTCTTAATACCAATACCGGCGTCATCACCAACCGCAGCAACGATGACGATGGTGCAGTGTTTGAGATCGCTTGCCAATTTGATGTCCCGGTGCGTTTCGCTACCGACGAAATCAAGATCGCCCACGACGACTGGGAACTCATGTCGTGGCCGTCCATCCCTCTTGTGGAACTCAAGCCGCGTAGCTCATGAAGACGATCAGTCAGGCTCTTTCGGATCACCTCGATCAAGAGGTTACGACCTTGGCTTCGTGCTGGCGCATTGTGCGTCGGGATGGACAAGAGTTTTATTTCACAGACCATGATCAGGACATCCTCTTCGAAGGAAATCTATATGAAGCCGAAGCCAGCTACGATCGCACGGCCGTTCAATCGACTTCGGACTTTGGTGTGTCTAACCTCGATGTGTCTGGCATTTTGGACTCCGAAAAGATCAGGGATGAAGAACTCCGCGCCGGGCTGTTCAATCGGGCCGACGTGTATGTCTTTATCGTCAACTGGCAAGCTCCGGACACTGGAGCCTTGCGTGTTCGTCGTGGGTGGTTTGGTGAAGTCACTCTTCTCGATAATGGCACGTTTGTTACGGAAATTCGGGGCCTCGCTCAAGCGCTGACCCACAACTGGATCGAAGTTTACTCGGCCGAGTGTCGGGCGGACTTTTGTGATGACCGCTGCAAGCTAGACATCGCGGATTACACGCGACGCGGCACTGTAACGACCACCAGTGATGGACGATCGCAGTTCACAGCGTCGGACATCCCAGACGCACCCACAGTTGGCACAAGCGAAGGGGCTCACCGTTATTGGTCGTTCAGGCCGGACGGCATCCCGAATGGCACGTGGTTCGCTCTTGCGCAACTCCGGTTTCGCGACCAAGATGGTAACCTCATTCAAGGCGGGACGGCATTCGATAACATTCCTGATGGACTAAACTCAGACAGCCCTCGCCGTCTTCGGGATGGGAAATACCACACCACTTGGGGTTTCAACTCCGCGTGGAATAACGAAAGTGAAGATGATGAGGACATCGACATTGCTGACGTTCGTTGGTGGATTGATTTTGGGTCCGCGATCGATATTGCCCAGATTGAGGTAATCGCGGGAGAAGCCGGACTGGCCCCGTCATCCTTCGACATTCAGTGGCTCGACACCGAACCTGTCAATGGGTCGGTTTGGAATACCGTCGCCAGTTTCGCATTCAATTTCACCACTGATGGTCAATCAGCCGTGTTTGCTTTTGGATCAAGCGGGCAGGGTCCGATTAATATCGCTGAGACACCGCAAGACCTCCCAGTGCCTTTTACAGGCGCTTCGACCTACGTGGGTGGCACGATCACTTGGTTTTCGGGAAAGAATGCCGGTCGGGTCGTGGAAATTATTGGCTACGACGATGAGACCAACACCATCGATCTTTTCGAGGGTATGTCCTACACTATCGAGCCCGGTGATCTTTTCGACATCGCGCAGGGATGCGACCGATCACTCGCCTCCTGTAAGCTTTATGACAATGTAGCGAACCGCCGTGCGGAAGACTACATCCCCGGTAACGATGAATTTATGCGGTATCCAGATGCAACCTAGCAAGCAGGACTATGTTAACTCGGCTCGCAACTGGCTTGGTGTCCGTTGGGTCCACCAAGGCCGTTCTCGTAACGGTCTTGACTGTGTAGGACTCATTCTCGTGGCCGCTCGGGACCTTGGCCTCGAAATCCCTGATATGCCCGGCTATCGCCGAACTCCGGACCCTCAAAAGTTCATTGGCCACATCTTTGCTAATTCGAACCCCGAGACAGAAACCGTGCCGGGACACTTTGGCGTATTTCGTGATGGAACCCAGCCGTGTCATGCAGGCATCTTCGCAGAGAAGAATGGTGTGACTACATTAATCCACGCCTACGCTGGGACAGGTATTGTCATGGAAGAGCCTTTTATCCACGACTGGCCACGTCGTCTTTTCGCAATTCGCTCGATCAAGGACCTCGTTTAATGGGTCAACTCGTAACAACAGTAGTCGGCGGCGTCGCAGGTTTCCTTGTAGGTGGACCACTTGGTGCATCTATCGGCATGACGCTTGGTGGAATGGTGGGTCAGTCCTTGTTCGGGCCTACCACACAAGGACCGCGCCTCAACGATCTTAAGGTTTCTGCTTCCACATACGGTAAGCCTATCCCAGAGATTTATGGAACCGTTCGTATCGGCGGCAACATGCTCTGGACAACAGGCATCCGCGAAACTAAGGAGACCACCAGAGCCGGTAAGGGCGGACCTAAGCAGACCACATATTCGTATGATGCCAGCTTCGCGATGGGAATGTGTAAGGGACCAATCGATAGCATTCTTCGCATCTGGGCTGATGGCAAACTCATTTATGACACAACCTCGGGATCAACCCGGACGCCGGGTGCTCCCGGAACGGCAGGATCGCGTGTCGCGGTAACGGTCTCTGCCGTAACCACAGGGCGTCGCAAAGATGAGAGCTACGGGCTCCGTATCTATCTCGGCGACGAAAATCAACTTCCGGATTCCCTTATCGAGGCTGATAAAGGAGCGGGAAATGTATCGGCCCACCGTGGTCTGGCATATTGTGTGTTTGAGAACATGCAATTGGAAAATTACGGCAATCGGATTCCTCAACTAACCTTTGAGGTGACTCGAAACCCAAACCGCAACTTCCCGAACGTAGAAGCCAAAGAGCCGAATGGTGAAGACCTTCATTCGAATGGGAACGGTGGAAGCTGGTTTCCGGACTGGGATTTGGGCGTTGTGTTCATGGCTGATACCAATGGCGCTTTTCTGTTTGATTTGGAAACCATGACGGAAATCAACGCAAACGCAAGTCTCGACTGGATGTGGAATAGTTCGCGTCGCAGAAAGTATCTACAAGGAACTGGAATCTTCCTGTCAACCGAAAGTCTGCAAAACTCTGCACCTATCCAACAACACAACATTTTCACGATGAGTAAGACGGGCACCTATGGTATCACGTCGAACAGCACGTCCGGATTTGTCAGTTATTCAGCCAACAGCCAAGCCAGCGGTTTTGGAGAAAGTGAATCTTACGGGGTGGGGAACCTTGGAAAGATCGGATTCTGCCGCACTGGGGGCTCGAATATCTTTCTGACCGTGACTTGGACTCGCTATGTGTGGATTCTTCGTGAAGGAGCGGCGTGGCCGATGGCAGGAGGCTTCCGTGTAGACTGGGAGCCCTCAGCGTTTGTCGAGGGACGACGTGGAACCGGTAACAGCGACATTATCGGATGGCGTGGATCAGGCGGCAGCCTTCAAATTCAACAGTGGTATATCAGCGGTGGTATTAACTTCTCCGTTCGCGATACACCAAACGGACCTGAGTGGGTCTCAGGTGAAGATTACAGCGTAAGCTACTTAAACCTCAATGCGTTCGGCACTCCCAGTGAAAAGTTCCGCGACGAAGCATGGTCCTACAGTCCACGTGTGTGCCTGTATGACCAAACAGACGATTGCATCTTTACTCTTGGCACTGTAACGAGTTCGCAGGGATCGGAAGTGGCAGCTTTCAAATACCAGCGCTCGACTGGAACCTACAAGTTTGCTCGTATCTATTTCGAAGATGAAGTGGGTTATATTAAGCTACCTTCGAATAGTATGCAGTATTCCCGCATCGCAGGCGGCACTTTCGGCTGGGCTATTGACAAGACAAGTGTGGCCACACGCCCTCACATCTTCGAAATCGATCTGCAAACTGGTGAGTTTGTCAATCAAGTCGCCGTTGATGGTATCTTCGGTGGTAATCAATTTTCCGCTTTTTCAGGAAGCCAGTGGGATGATGAGACTGCGAGCTTGCTCACGAAAACTGAAAACCGCGCCATTCGTATCGTCTTTCGCGGTGGTGTCGCCAATCTGACCATCGCAGATGTGGTGGCAGATATTTGTGATCGAACAGGTGTGCTAGGTATCGATGATTACGATGTATCCGGGCTTAACGACGATCTTATCACGGGCTACTTGATCGATCGCGAAACCTCAGCCCGCGATGTCCTGCGGCAGCTTGCAACAGGCTTTCTGTTCGATGGATACGAGAGCGACTACAAGCTTCGTTTTCGCAGCCGGGGCGACGCTTCGCAGGTAACTATCCCTGAGGATTGGATTGCACGCGACAGCGACAATCTCGTCGTCAAGGAGACGGTGACGCAAGAGCTTGACATGCCGATGCGAATGACTGTGAACTTCTACGACATTTCGCGTGATCACCAACAAGGCTCACAGACGCAAAAGCGTATTTCAGGACCAGTTCCGTCAATGCTCTCCCGTAAGGAAGACATTATCGACCTACCTATCGTTTGGACACCAGACCAAGCCAAGCAGTGCGCCGACAAGCTTCTCAAGATGCACTGGGCAAACCGCACCGCTTTCGATTTCACGCTCCCATGGCGCTACCTGAAATACGATCCTAGCGATGTGGCCACGGTGGTTCTCGAAAGTGGGACTGTCTACCAGATGCGCTTTACCGAGTCGTTGGTCGGGGCCAATTTCGCAATCGATATTAAGGCCGTGAGCGAAAAGGCAACCACCTACCAGTCGGACCTGACTGGAAATTTCTCGGATATTCCGCTCCCGACACTGGGGCTTAATTATCCGGCAGCGCCTTATGCGGTCAACACACCCTTACTACGGGATATTGACTACGATGCAAACGAGAACGCTCAGGTATATCTGGCGGTTGGTTCCAACGCCATCAATTTCTCAGGCGCGGCGCTCTTCATTAATGACGGCTTCGACTTTGCCAATCTCGGGATTATCAACAATCGTCTTGTCACTGGTTTCTGCCAAACTGTGCTACCACCTACGACATCATGGGCGGCGACAGACAACACGACCGAGTTCCGCGTCCGTATCCTGAACCCGGCTGTCATGCTTGAGTCGATCACGCAAGAGGATATGCTGAACACTCAAACGAACGCCGCACTTGTTGGTCGGGAGATCATTCAGTTCCGGGAGGCGACACAAGAGGCTGATGGATCGTGGACGCTTCGTGGCCTTCTGCGAGGACGGCGCGGCACTAACGATGCTGTCAACGACCATTTTCAAGGCGAGACCTTCATCCTCCTCGATCCGGATGCCTTCCTTATTCAGGCCCGGCCGCCCGAAGCCTACAACCTCCAAATTCAGTTGAAGGCTGTTCCGCCCGGAACCAAGATTGATGAGGCTGAAACTAGCACATACGACCTCACACCACGCGACCTCCAGCCCTATTCTCCAGAAGATGTGGCAGTTACCGACGATGATACCACGGTCACCGTCTCAATGCAGCGTCGTTCGCGTGTAGTGTTTCCGTTGACCGATGGTGTTGGCACGATTCATTATCGGGAAGGTGATAAGCCAAGCGCAAAGATCGCTTATCGAGTATGGGCTGGGCGCGGGGTCAGTGATGTTGCTGGTATCGCTGCGTTCACACCAGACATCACGGGTGAGTTTAGCTTGTTCGATTCTTCGGGAGCGGACCTCCCCAACGAGTTCACTTTCCCACTGGTTGATCTCGATGGTGAAGACACCATTCTGGTTTATGCGGCTGAGATAGGTGCTGTGACAGGCATTCCCAAGTGGTTTGAAGCCACCCGTATTGGCACCGGGCTCTGGAACATCACAGAATTGTATTGACACGAAGCGCAATTTTTAGTATACAGTGCGTCAACTTTAGAGGACCTAAATGGCAACTACTCCCCTCCTTGGGATCACACAGGTCACCCCAAGCCAGAACAACAAAGAAGTCACGATCAACGATGCGATCGGGGCGCTTGAGAACGCAACCAACGCCAAGTTGGTGGTTGACTTCTCGGCGGCTACAACTGTGCTTCTCAGCAACAGCCAGCTTGTTTCGGCTTTCATTTTCGAAGCTACAGGCGCTACCGCCTCGTCCACTCTCGAACTTCCCACCACGATCAACACGAACCCGGTTAGCCGCATCATTGCAGTTCGCAACATCAGTGGTGAAGTGCTGAAAGTTCAGTTTAACGGCGCTCCGGGCGTGACCGTTGACATCCCGAACAACGAAACGCGCCTTCTGGCGGCCATGGAAGGCACCGATGTTATCGTCGCGGCGGAGCCGCAATCGACCGTCAGCTTCGTTTCGCTCAATGATACGCCGGGCACACTCACCGGTCAAGCCGGTCGTTTTCTTTCTGCCAACCTAGCCGAGAACGCTCTTGAGTTCGTGGATGCTGCTGTGTTCCCGGCCTACACCGACAACGCAGGTAAGTATCTAGTTGTCAACAGCGGCGAGGATGGCGTCGAGTGGGTTGACCTTAACATTGTCACCACTTTCCTTGGCCTCGCTGATGCACCAAGCGACTATACTGGACAGGGCGGCCGCTACGTCGTTGTCAACGGCGCGGAGAATGGTGTCGAGTTCATCGACCTCCCCGATCTGGAAGCGGTCGAATTTGTTGCCGCCCAACGCTGGCGCTTGAGCATTGACACACCGGGGTCGGACCCTCAAGTCGGTTTCGGCGAGATTCAGTGGCTCGATGTGGACGGCACCAATCTCGTGGGATCGGGCACCGCCTCGGCGTCGAATGAAGAGACGGGAAATGAGGCAAGCTTCGCGTTTGACGGCAGCACTAATCCCGGCAACGGGTGGCTGACCGAGGACACGTTCGTCGGTGCGATCTGGATCGAGTATGACTTTGGCACTCCGGTCACGCCGCGAACCGTGCGCCTTTTCCCGGTCAATAATTTCCCGGACTTTACGCCTCTTGGCTTCACAATCGAATATTGGAATGGGGCTTCGTGGGTCAATGCAGGTGCCCGCACCACCACCGTGTGGGGCCCGGTTGCAAGCCAAGCTTTCAAGATCAACGGCCAACCGCTCACTTCGATTCCGGAAGCGCCAAACAACGGCACGGCGTTTGTCCGCAAGAGCGCTGCATGGGTTCAATCGGTAATCAACGACCATTCGGACGTTGATACCGCTGCCACCCCTCCCATGGCAGGCCAGACGCTTATCTGGAATGCTGTGGATAGCCTGTGGGAACCGGGCGACGTTGCCCAAAGCATCAACGACCTTACCGATGTCAACACCACCTCGTCACCTCCAAGCGAAGGACAGGTGCTTGCATGGGACAACAACGCTGGCGAATGGGTTCCACGTAACCCCGAAGCCACCGGCGCTGTGTTCAAGGCTCGCGCCGCGTCCACAGCGAACGTGGTCCTCGCGTCCGAGCTTGAAAATGGCGACGCGCTGGATGGCGTGACGCTGGCCACTGGCGATCGCGTGCTTCTCAAGGACCAAACAACTGGTGAAGAAAACGGCATCTACGTCGTTCAGGCTTCGGGCGCTGCCGTGCGTGCCGAAGATGCCGACGAGCAAGATAAGCTTATCAGCTACGCGGTCTTCATTGCCGAGGGCGCGGTCAACGCTGACAAGTTCTTTCAATGCACCACTGATGCCCCGATCACGGTTGATACAACTGTTTTGTCATGGGCTGAGGTGGCAGGTGCCACTCCGTCGATTGCCACCCTGACGGATACGGACACCACCACAAATCCGCCCACAGCCGGACAGACTCTTGTCTGGAATGACAACACGAGCCGCTGGGAGCCCGGAACACCGGTTGCAGGGATTGGCGATCTTACCGACGTTGACACGACTACGGCGGCCCCCGCCGCTGGACAGATTCTTGTCTGGAATGATGTGGACAGCGTGTGGGAACCGGCCGATCCGGCTTCGGTTGTTACCGAGAGTGTCGTCGTATCGACAGAAACTTCCGATCTCGCTAACACACAGAACACCCAGTATATCCGCTTCACGAGCGGAAACGTCAAAACTCTGAATGTCCGGACTGATGCGAATCACGCGATCGACACGGACGCTGAGTTCCATCTTCACAATGAGGGCGGAAACAATCTGACTGTCGTCCCGGCGACCGGCGTAACGATCACGCCGCCTCCGAGTGGTTCGCTTTCAATTCCCACGGGTGGCACGGCCACGCTTAAGCGAGTGGCTACCGATTCGTTCGACCTGATGGGTGTCACAGTCGGGTCGGGGGCCGCTCCCGTAAGTGGGTTTGATGATCTCGATGACACCCCGAATGCCTATACCGGACAGGCCGGACGTTATGTCGTCGTAAAGAATGCCGAAGATGGTCTTGAGTTTGTTGATCTCCCTACGAACTCTGCGACCTTCCGCGCCCGCGCTGCGTCCACGGCAAATGTAGACATTGCGACTGAACTGGAGAATGGGGACACGCTCGATGGAGTTACGCTTGTCACCGGCGACCGCGTGCTCATCAAAGATCAGACAGCCCCGGCTGAAAATGGTGTCTATGTCGTGCAGGCTACCGGCGCGGCGATTCGTTCCGAGGATGCTGACAGCGAAGACGAACTCATCAACTACGCTCTGTTTGTCAGTGAAGGAACGATTAACGAAGATACATTCTGGAACTGCACGACTGACGCACCAATTACTGTTGATACGACGGCTCTCACCTTCGCCCAAGTCTCGGGCGCGAGTGGGGCCAGTGCAATCAACGGGCTGACCGACGTAGACACTTCAACCACACCACCAACCGATGGCCAAGCCCTGCTCTGGGACAACGTTAACAGCGTGTGGGTTCCGGGAGATGTTGAGGCATCTGGTGGTATTGGGGCAGCCGCCGGAGATGTCTTGTATGTGGCCGCTATGGCGGAGTTTAGCACGCCAGCCACCCCTTCGTTGGATCGAAGCATCAACGTCGCCAGCGTCGTGCGAACAGATACCGGACGTTATCGTATCAATTTCACTACGGCCTTTTCGGATACGAACTATGAAGTTCTGGTCCAATGTCGTTTTAACGATTCAGCGAACGACACTATTGGGATTTTTGGGATTGATCGACGCTCGGGACAAGGCCGTGCCACTACTCATGTTGATATTACGGGCGTCCCTGTTTCGCCTAGCGCAGTTGACCCGTCCTCTGACAACTTCGAATATGTGCGTGTCACAGTCCTTAGGCGTAAAAATGTAGCACCTGCACTCATGAACGCCCTTAAGGGCGGACGTATGGAATGGAGCGCTAATCAATCGATCGGAAATAATACCCAAACAAAAGCAGCACCAAATGTTACGGTATTCGATACCGAGAGCGCTTGGGACGCGTTGAATAGTCGTGTAGTAGTGCCTGCGGGCGTAACGCATGCTCAAGTCGATTTTTTCTTATACCACGGTATATTTTCAGCGAATGACGTTTTCAACACGGTTGTTCAGTTCGACAGCGCTGGTAATGCACTTCGACGCATTTACAACGGCACCACTTCTGTTTGGGGAGGTAAGGGTGGGACGCTTGGGACTGTTCCGGTCAGCGAAGGGCATTACTTCGAAGTATACGGCCAAGTCCAAGGCA